AAACGCAAAGCGCGGCGCGTGTGGGCGATCAAGGGAGCCGGTGGCTTCGGTCGGTTGATCTGGCCGAAGTCAGCGGGACGGGCAGGGAAAACCTCGGCGCAGGTTTTTATAGTCGGTGTTGATACAGCCAAAGACGTGCTGTACGGGCGCATGAAGCGCGTACACCAACCGGGGGCGGGATACATTCATTTTCCCGTCTCGGTCGATGAGGTCTATTTTGACCAATTGACCGCCGAGACATTGATCTATCGCATGGTGCAGGGGCGGCGCGTGCGGTCTTATAAGCCGCGCTCCTCGGGCAGTCGCACGGAAGCCCTCGACTGCTTGGTCTACGCCTACGCAGCGTTCATAGGGCGCAACGGGCCGATGATATTGCCGAACCGCAAGGTCGAACCAGTTACCGAAACGCAAGTCACAGTACAACCGCAAAAACCACAACGTCGCCCCGTGCCTTCTCGCGGCGGGTGGATGAACGGATGGAGATAACGCATGGCCGATAAAAAAATCAGCGCACTGACATCGCTCGCCCAAGGAGACGTAGCCGCATCAACGGACGTGCTCCCGATTGTGGACACGAGCGCAACGGAGACGAAAAAGATCACCGCCAGCGCACTCGTCGGCGCAGGAATGACCGCGGGCGTAACGAACGTCGATATCAATTCCGGCGCGATCGACGGCACAACCATCGGCGCAAACTCCGCCGCAGCCGGTACGTTTACGACTTTAACGGGTACGACTAAAGTTGTCTCGCCTTATGTCGACGCAGTAGGTAGCGCGGGTGGTCAACTGAGAAACGCCTCCGGTACGAGTCAATTAGCATGGGGCGCGGGTGGCGGTAGTAACCTGTCGCTCGAAGTTGCAACGAATATCAACCCTGCTAACGCAGCCGTATCGATTGCTCCGACCGGAACCGGCACGGTAACGATCAACCCCGCAACCGCTGGCACGATGAACAACGTTGCTATCGGTGGCTCGACTGCCGCAGCCGGTTCGTTTACTACGCTTACCACCTCCTCGACTGTCACGCTCAACGGCGGCACCGCCAACGGCGTGTTGTTCTTGAACGGCAGCAAGGTGGCGACTTCTGGGAGTGCGCTGACCTTTGATGGGAGCAATCTAGGCGTTGGGGCAACTGCTACAGCACTCACAACTTATCGTGGAGCAGAATTTGCCGGAACAACTGCAACAACCGGCGGTTTTTTGCGGATGAGGACTAGTGATTCAAGCATTAACAGCCTTGATTTCACGGATTCTAATGGTCGCGCAATTTTTACAACTACAAATCATCCAGTTCGTATCGGCGTTAACGATACTGAAGTTTTGCGCTTTACATCTTCAACGATGTACACAGCGTCGGGGATTAACGTCGGCATCGGGACGAGTTCGCCCGCTGGAAGGCTTCACGTTGTTGGTACGAACGACCAGATACGCGGCGGAGACGGCACCACAACATCATTTTTGGGCGGGTCAAGCGGAAATGGATACACTGGAACATTAACCAATCATCCGTTTTTGATTTACACAAATTCTGCTATACGAGCCACATTTGACACCTCCGGCAACCTCGGCTTGGGCGTCACGCCGAGTGCGTGGGGCGGTGGCTTCAAAGCAATTCAAATGACTGCGGGGGCTTCTTTTGGGAGTCATCCAACCGTACCTCTCGCTTATGTAAACGCCAACACATTTTTTGATGGTAGTGTTAACAAGTACATTTCCAGCGCCTTTGCTTCTCGCTTTATATCTGACGGAAATTCTGGTGGTTTTGGTTGGCAGGTAGCAGCCTCCGGCACCGCAGGCAACACCATCTCGTTCACGCAGGCGATGACGCTGACGGCGGCGGGTGATTTGTCTTTCGGTGTATCTGGCGCAAAAATTGGGAACACAACGCTACCTGGCGGTGATTTCAAAGTTGTTTCTGAATACGACCCAAATTCGACACTGACGTTTTGGGGTGCAGACTCAGTCAGGTTCAGAACATACAACGGAAGCACATGGGGCGAACGCGCCCGCGTCACGAGCGGGGGGTATTTCAAGGCGAGTAATGATGGGACGTATGTAGAAGCATCCCAATGTCATGAATTAAGAACAACAGAAGATGCAAGAGCGGCAATTATTACGGCAACAAATGCCTCGTATACATCTGACATAACGCAAATACGCGCAACAAGAAATACGACAAACAATTCGTTTTATGCACTTACTTATTACAACAGCGGAGCGGCAGCCTATAAATTCCAAGTAGCCGACTCTGGCAACGTCACGAATACAAACGGCTCATACGGCACCATCTCTGATGCCAAGATGAAAACGGATATTGTGGACGCAGGCTCACAATGGGATGACTTGAAGGCTGTGCGGTTCCGCAAGTTCAAGATGAAGGATGACTTGCAGCAAATCACGCAGTTGGGTGTTGTGGCGCAGGAACTTGAGCAGACCTCGCCGGGGTTGGTGGAAGAACACGCCGACCGCGACGCAGAGGGCAACGACCTTGGCACCACTACCAAGTCGGTTAAATCGTCCATCTTGCTAATGAAAGCCGCCGTCGCCCTACAAGAAGCCATGACCCGCATCGAACAACTTGAGGCGAAAGTCGCCGCATTGGAGAGCAAATAAATGTCTACTGTAATCACATGGAACATCTCGGTTCTTAACTGCATCCCGCAAACCGCAGAGGGCGCGGATTACGTCATCTGCTGTCACTGGCAGTGCAACGGCGTAGACGGCCAATACAACGGCAGCGTCTACTCGACCTGTTCGTTTCCCGTCGTGCAGGGTGCGTTCACCCCGTATGACCAACTGACGAAAGATCAAGTGCTGGGCTGGATCTGGGCGAATGGCGTGGATAAGGACGCGAGCGAGGCTGCGGTGGAGGGGCAGATTGCGAACCAGAAGAATCCTCCGATCGTCTCGCCGAAGTTGCCGTGGGTAGCGTAATGATTAAACTCGAATTGACGATTGAAGAAGTCAACGCCATTCTGCAAGTGCTCGGCGATCTGCCAACTAAAACTGGCGCATGGCCTCTGGTGTTGAAGATTAAAGAGCAGGCCGAGCCACAGGTTCCGCCTTCGGAGCCGGTACAATAAATCTAGGGGTAGTCTATGGCTAACCTTTTTGACTCTGCGAATTATCCGACCCGAGAGCCGACCGCTCTGCAAGCGGGCGATCTTTGGGCGTGGAAGCGCACCGATTTAGTCACGGACTACCCATCGTCGGCCTATAGCCTTTCGTACATTGCGCGTCGAGAGATCACGGGCGAGAAGATTTCTATCTCGACCACCGGCTCGACCGAGGCTTACACGGTCTCGGTTTCCTCGACGACGACAGCCAACTACGAAGAAGGCCGGTATCACTGGGTCGCATACATCACCCGCACCTCGGACTCTGCCCGTATCGAAGTCGACAAAGGCGTGTTCGAGGTTGCACCAAACCGCTCGACGAGTTCAGCCGATCCGCGCTCGTTCGCGCAGATTGCGCTCGATAACATCGAGACGTACTTAAAAGACCCGACCAACCTTGCAGCCGCGTCCTACTCGATTGCCGGACGCTCGCTCTCGCGCTGGAATCGTGCCGACCTTTTGACCGAACGCGAACGGCTCAAGGGCGAGGTGACGCGAGAGCGCAGGGCCGAACAGATCGCCAAGGGATTGGGAACTAACGCCACCATTCGCGTGAGGTTTACGGCATGAGTCTACTCGACTATTTCAAAAGACAAACGCCAAAGCCTCGCAAGCGATCCTTTGACGCAGCAAACACCGGACGGCTTTTCTCCGACTGGCTCGTTCAAACCAAGACCGCCGACAGCGATCTACGCTATGCGCTCAAGGCCATGCGTGCTCGCTCGCGTGATCTCTGTCAAAACAATGACTATGCGCGACGGTATCTTGATCTCGTAGCAACCAACGTCGTCGGGCCGCGTGGCATAACCTTACAGGTGCGTGCGCGTGAGCAGACGGGTGCGCTCGATCAAGTAGCGAACCAACAGTTAGAGGCGGCGTTCTATGCGTGGGCGCAGCCTGGCGTGTGTACGGTAGACGGGCGGTTGTCGTGGATCGACGCACAGCGCGTCTTTATGGAGAGCGTAGCGCGAGACGGCGAGTGCTTTGTGTTGTTCGTAGAGGACAATGCAAACCCATTCCGTTTTCGCTTACAGTTCATTGATCCCGATCTTGTCGACCAAGACAAGAACGAGATTCTCGCCAACGGCGGACAGATTCGCATGGGCATCGAGATCGACGCCTCTGGCCGTCCAGTCGCTTACCATGTGCGAGTACGTCCGCCCGATGATTATCAGATCGGCACGACGAACCCCAAGACAGAGCGCATTCCAGCCGAGCGCATGATTCACGCATTCCGCGTGGATCGTATCGGCCAGAATCGCGGCAGTCCGTGGACGGCCACCTCGATGACGCGACTGAAGATGCTCGGCGGTTACGAAGAGGCCGAGTTAGTCGCAGCGCGAGTGTCGGCTTCGAAAATGGGGTTTTTCGTCTCGGAGTCCGGCGACGAGTACCAAGGCGATGGCACCGCACCGGACGGCACGCTCAATATGGACGTGCAGCCGGGGCAGTTCTCGCAACTGCCCGCTGGCGTAGACTTCAAGGCATACGATCCGCAGCATCCCTCGACGGCCTTTAAGGACTTTGAAAAGGCGATGCTGCGCGGCATAGCCTCCGGCCTCGGCGTGTCTTATACGTCGCTGGCAAATGATCTGGAGGCGGTATCGTATTCGTCCATCCGCCAAGGACTGCTCGAGGAGCGCGACCATTGGCGCACCGTGCAGCATTGGGTCATTGAGCATTTCTGCCAGCCGGTTTATCTGCGCTGGCTGCGACAGACGCTCGACTCTGGCGTGATTAACCTTCCGGCAAATAAGTTCTTCAAGTTCAGCGCGACCCAGTGGGTGCCGCGTGGCTGGCAGTGGGTTGATCCGCGCAATGAGGCGGAGGCGCAGATTCTCGCTATCAACAATGGCTTGATGACAAAGACGCAAGCCCTTGCAGAACGCGGGCTTGATCTTGAGGACGTACTGCTAGAGCAGCAAGCCGAAACCGAGTTGAGCGGCACGATCGCACCGGATAGCGCAATCTCTGTGGCGAGCGATGCGGAGCAAGCATTCACGGGCGTGCAGATCACTGCAATGATCGACGTGCTTGCGAAGGTGAGGGAGAACATACTGCCGAAGGATTCGGCTGTTCAAATTCTCATCCAGTCGTTCCCGATCAGTGCTGAAGATGCACGCAAGATGGTTGATCCGATTGAGCCGATGGAGTTCGTTCAGACCCCAGTCAGACCGGCTGTTGCGGTGGAGGCATAACTATGGCCGCCAAGTACGACATCGTTTGCGATCAAGGCGCAACCTTCAGCCGTCAGTTGACATGGCTCGACGACTCATCAAGCGCGGTAAACTTGACCGGCTACACAGCGCGTATGCAAGTGCGCGAAACGGTCGAGTCATCCTCCACGCTGCTGTCGCTAACCACAGAGAACTCGCGCATTGCGCTTGGCGGCACGGCTGGCACTATCACGCTAACCGTAACGGCAGCGGATACGGCAGCGGTCGTCGCCGGTCACTATGTCTATGACCTAGAGTTAGTCTCGGGCAGCACGGTGTATCGGCTCGTGCAGGGTTGCTTCACTGTAGACGCAGAGGTGACGCGATGACCGAGCGCATCATCGTTGACGAAACTTTGCAATCGGTCGTCATTGAAGAATCGAACAACGAGGTCGTCGTCCGTACCGGCTGGCCCGATGGCGCAAAAAAGGGGGCAAATTCTGACATCACCTCATTGTCTGCGCTCACAGCCAATTCTATTGCTTACAGTGCAATCAGCGGCCTCGGCACAATATCTACGCAGAATGCTAACAACGTAGCGATCACCGGCGGTTCGGTATCTGGAATCACTGATCTTGCTATCGCAGATGGCGGCACAGGAGCAAGCGACGCATCGACTGCTCTATCTAATTTAGGCGGCGTGCCTACGAGTCGCACGCTCACGGCGGGCACAGGGCTATCGGGCGGCGGCGATCTGTCGACAAACAGGACACTGACTCTCGCAAACACCGCCGTTACAGCGGCCGCATATGGTTCTGCGTCCCAAGTTGTAACGTTTACAGTAGACGCTCAAGGCCGTTTGACATCTGCTAGCAATACCAATATCGCTATCGCTAACACGGCGGTGAGCGGCCTCGGTACGATGTCCACGCAGAACGCCAGCGCGGTTGCAATTACCGGCGGTTCCGTCTCTGGGATTACCGACCTTGCCATCGCAGACGGTGGCACCGGAGCCTCGGACGCATCGACCGCGCTCTCTAACCTGGGCGGCGTACCCACAGGGCGCACCGTAAGCGCAGGGACAGGGCTTTCTGGCGGCGGAGACCTCTCGGCCAATAGAACCATCAGCCTCGCAAATACCGCAGTCACAGCGGCCTCGTATGGCTCTGCATCACAGGTTGCGACCTTCACGGTAGACGCGCAGGGCAGACTCACCGCTGCGAGCAATACGTCGATCTCGATTGCTAACACGGCGGTTTCTGGTCTGGGCACCATGTCTACTCAGAATGCCAACAGCGTCAGCATCTCCGGCGGTAGCGTTACCGGCATTACCGATCTGGCCGTGGCCGATGGCGGCACAGGCGCGTCGTCAGCCTCTGGCGCACGCACGAACCTGTTGCCGACTTACACCAGCAACGCGGGCAAGGTGCTCGCCGTCAACATCGGCGGCACGGATGTCGAGTGGATCTCGGCTGGCGGCGTGGGCACGGTCACGAGCATTGATGTATCGGGCGGCACCACTGGGTTGACCACATCCGGTGGCCCGATCACAAGCAGCGGCACCATTACGCTGGCCGGTACGCTGGCCGTTGCGAACGGCGGTACAGGCTCGACCACAGCGGGCGCGGCTTTGACCGCTCTCGGTGCTGCGGCCTCCGCCACGACCATCTCGGCTGGCACAGGATTGAGCGGCGGCGGCGATCTGTCTGCGAACCGCACCATCTCGCTCGCCAATACCGCAGTGACGGCAGCATCCTACGGTTCGGCGTCCCAAGTTGGGACATTCACCGTAGACGCACAGGGTCGGCTGACTGCCGCATCGAACACGGCCATCTCGATTGCAAATACCGCAGTCAGTGGCCTTGGCACAATGTCGACGCAAAACTCCAGTGCGATAACCATTCAACCCGCAGCGTCGGCCACGCCGAGCAGCAACGGCGACATGGTGTTTGAGTTGACCGACAATTCCACGCTCACGATCAAGGTCAAAGGCAGCGACGGCACGGTTCGTGTGGTAGCCTTAACATTGACGACGACGGCGGAATCGTTCTTGAGGCTTGAGTAATGGCTGTCGACACAAAGCCCACAGAGGCAATGGCAGCAGAGGCCGCTCGCGGATTAGAGTGGCGCGAAGAGTTCGGACGCGGCGGCACAGAGGTCGGCGTGGCTCGTGCTCGGGACATTAAGAATCGAGCGAATCTTTCGCCCGAAACGATCCGAAGGATGGTGAGTTACTTTGCAAGACACGAAATCGACAAAGAAGCCGAGGGCTTCCGTCCGGGCGAAGAGGGCTACCCGTCCGCAGGGCGTATCGCGTGGGCACTCTGGGGCGGAGATCCCGGCCAGAGTTGGGCTAATCGAAAAAGCGCGGAACTGGATCGCGAAGATGAGGGACGAAATATGGACAAGGTAGAAACAAGACACGTCGTCGCTGTCGTCGAGGACGAGGCAACCGTTACCGTGACATTCGCCAAGTCGGAGTACGACATGGACGAAAGCGAGGAAGCGGACGAGGCTATCGAGGCGCTGGAAGAAGCCGCCGAAGATGGCGAGGAAATCTTCGCCGAGGGCGAGCGTCCCAAGGATATGTACGGCAACGAACCGTATGAAGAAGACTACGCTGGCCCTGCCAAGCGCAAGGGGCCGACCGAGCGTGTATTCCGCTCGGCGATCTTTGAGCGTGCGTCCATCATGGAAGACCAGCGTCGTGCGACGTTGGCCTTCTCGAGCGAGATGGCGGTCGACCGTGGCTGGGGCATGGAAATCCTCGACCACTCGCCCGGCTCAATCGACATGGAGTTTATTGGCAGTGGCCGTGCGCCGCTGCTTGTGGATCACGAGATGGCCGACCAGGTCGGCGTCGTGGAGCAGATCAGCCTCGGAGCAGACCGCGTGGCGCGGGCTGTCGTGCGCTTTGGGAAAAGTGCGCGAGCCGAGGAAATCTGGCAGGACGTAAAGGATGGCATACGCTCAAACGTATCTGTCGGTTACGTTATCAGCGAGATGGTATCGGACGGAAAGCAAGGAGACCGGGAGGTTTTCCGCGCAGTCAGTTGGATGCCGCTCGAAATTAGTATCGTATCTATTCCGGCAGATACCAGCGTCGGCGTTGGTCGTGCGATCAACACTGCGCCGGTTGCCGAACCTAAAATCATTGTCAAGGAGACAAAAATGTCTGACGAAATCAACAGCGTCCGTGAGGATGCAGCAAAGGCCGAACGCGCCCGCGTTTCGGCGATCATGGATCTGGCCTCGCGTCACAATCAGCGCGAGTTCGGCGAGTCGGCGATTCGTGACGGAGCCTCGATCGAGCAGTTCCGTGGCGCGTTGCTCGACAAGGTGGCCTCCAAGCCGCTGAACGTTGACCACGAGGTCGGCCTCTCCGATAAGGAAGTGCGCTCGTTCTCGTTCGTTCGTGCGATCAAGGCTCTGTCGAACCCGCAGGATCGTCGCGCCCAAGAGGACGCGGCTTTCGAGTTCGAAGTGTCCGAAGCCGCCGCGAAGAAGGAAGGCCGCACCTCGCGCGGTCTCTTGATTCCGGTTGATGTGCTCTACGGGAAGCGCGATCTGACCACCTCGACGGCCTCTGGCACGGCGAAGGCGGGCAACCTCGTTGCGACCGATCTGCTGGCTGCGTCGTTCATCGACGTGCTGCGTAACAAGATGGTGCTCAACACCCTTGGCGCGCAGTTCCTCACGGGCCTCAACGGTAACGTTGCCATCCCGCGCAAGACCTCGGCTTCTTCGGCCTACTGGGTCGCCGAGAACAGCGCACCGACGGAGAGCACCAACGCTCCGGCGTTCGATCAAGTCACGATGTCGCCGAAGACCCTCGGTGCCTACGTTGACATCAGCCGCCGATTGATGCTCCAGTCGTCGCTCGACATCGAGAACCTCGTCCGCAATGACTTGGCTACCTCGATTGCCGTGGCGATGGACGGTGCTGCGGTCGCTGGCTCGGGCAGCAACAAGCCGACCGGCGTGCTCAACACGTCGGGCATTGGCTCGGTGACGCTCGGCACGAACGGTGCTGCGCCGACTTGGGCGATGGTGGTTAACCTCGTGAAGGAAGTGGAGACGGACAACGCGTTGACCGGCTCTGCGGCGTTCCTCACGAACGGACAGGTGAAGGCGAAACTCTCCACGACCTCTCGGCAGTCGAGCGGCGTGGAAGGCAACTTCATCCTCGGCCCGGATATGGCGAACCTGTACGGCTACCCGATCTACGTTTCGCAGCAGGTTCCCTCGAACCTCACGAAGGGTTCGGGTTCCAGCCTCTCGGCCATGATGTTTGGTGTGTGGAGCGATCTGCTCATCGGCCAGTGGTCGGGTATCGACATCCTCGTCGATCAGTACAGCGGCTCGAATGCCGGTACGGTGCGCGTCGTGGCTTTCCACGATTGCGACTTCGCCGTGCGGCACCCCGAGTCGTTCGCCGAGTGCAACGAGATCGTCACGACCTAAGAGTGATTGATCTAGCCGCATTGGAGGGTCGCCATCGTGGGCAGCGTTGCGCTGTCCTCGGTGGTGGCCCATCCTTGGTGGAAGACATCAAGGCGGTGCAGCCACTGTTATTGCAGGGGGGCGTGTTGGTTGGAGTCAATCAGCACGCTCTCCTGCTCTCTCTTGATTACATTGTTTACCAAGACAAAGAACTCTGGCCGTTGTTGAAAGATCATGCGCCAGTGATTTCGCACCACAAAGATGCGTGCGATATTTGGTCGGGCATCTGTCCCGACTTCGGATTCTCCGGCGGCACGGCAACGTGGATCGCTGGATTTATGGGCTTCGACCAGATATACATCTGCGGCTGCGACAACTACATGAGCAACCGGCGGTACTGGCACAGCAAGTTAGGCGATCTGCGCGTCGAGGAGGGTATCTCCAACGTGCAAGCATGGATCAAGGTTCGGGACTACATGAAAGAACCCGAACGAGTACGAGTGGTTTCTGGCTGTCTAACACAGGTATTTCAAGGATTATGAAAGTCGAGATGATCCGATCCCGTCTTTACAACGGGCAAACGCTTGAACGTGGCCGGGTGGTCGAAGTAGACCCGACCTTCGGAAAGTGGCTTGTGGGCCGTGGCATGGCGGTCGAGTACAGCCGCCCGTCTTTCTTCCAGCCAGAGCAGCCGAAACGTGGACGACCGCGCAAAGGAGATTGAAAAGTACCGCGACGTCTATAGCCGCTATCCGCACTACGCGATGGCCGACGATAGACTGCACCCCGTCCGTGCCGCATTGAGAGCCTATAATGGCGCTTTTCTGGACGTATCTTGCGGCAGAGGCGAGTTGATCCGAGAGGCCGCTGTGATGGGCTTTAATCCCGTTATAGGCACGGAGGCTGTGCCGGAACTGTGTGGCGGCAATGTGCAAAACGCCACCATCACGAGCCTACCTTTTGACGACAAGTCGTTCGACGTAGTGACTTGCATCGACGTAATCGAGCACATTCTGGAACCGGACATCGTACCGGGGCTGCGAGAACTCGAGCGCGTCTGCCGTGGGACGATCATCATTGCCGCAGCCGATTACCCTACATGGTGGGACGGGGTAAATTTACACCCTTCGGCGCGACCATACCCGGAGTGGCATCGGCTATTCAGCGAGACCTTTAGCGGGACGGTGCGATTGATCGGGCCGACCTCAACCAGCGAAATGTGGAGCGTGACGTATGCCAGTTGAAAGCGCATTCGACCGCTCGGCATTTGTATCGGATGCGGCGGTGACATTTATCTACAAGAACCAAGGCACGCGCTATACCATGCGCGGCATATTCGACAGCGACTATCAAGGCGTGAATGTCGCCGATCCAGAGTTTGCTAGCGATCAGCCGCAGATCACGCTGCCAACCTCTGCGCTGCCTTTTGAGCCACTGCAAGGCGATAAGGTCTACCACAACGAAGAGGTCTACAACGTTCGCAATTTCCGAGCAGATGGCACAGGCATGACTGTGCTCGTCCTCGAAATCACAACGGGCTTGTCTGCGCCATGAGTTTCGAGAGCGCATTCGATCGACTGTCGATGGTGGCCTCTACGGACTGGGGCACATCGGCTGTGTACCAAAACCGCAAAACGCGGTTTCCGATTGTCGGCATATTCGACAACAACTATCAAGGCGTGGATGTTGCCGAGGTCGAATTCGCAAGCAGCACGCCGATCTTGACCATCCCGACGGCAACGCTGCCGTGCAAGCCGGTAGTCGGCGATTTCGTGATTATCGACTGCCGGAACTACACGGTTCGGAACTTTCGCGCAGACGGCACGGGTATGACCGTGCTGCATTTGGAATACATGACCGAGTTGGAAATCGCAACGGTCAACAATCTGCTGCTGCAAGACGGCTCCAATATGTTGCTGGAGAACGGCGGCTTCATCTTGCTTGAGGTGAGCAACTGATGGCACACGCACGCACACAAGTACGCAATGCCGTGGTCTCGGTGCTGCAAACCGCAGCGGTCGCCGATACGGTGTCGAAGTCGCGGGTCTATCCGATCCCTGCCGACACGGTATCAATGGCACTGGTCTACACCAATGCCGAGGCTATCCCGCAGACCACGCTGACATACCCGCGCAAGTTTGAACGAGAATTAAATCTTGTCGTCGAATGCGTGGCGCGAGACTCTGACTATTTAGACGACCGCCTCGACCGATTGTGCGAGGCAGTCGAGAACGCCATCGGAGCGGACAATACGCTCGGCGGCGT